ATTAAATGCAGATTGCTTACTTACGCCCATTGACCAAATGGCTACGTATGGCTCTTCAATGCCATCATCTACAAGTACGTTGCAATAAAAACGAAGACGTGCTCTCCAGCCAGCCTTTGGATCTTTGCGGTGCATTTCTTCAGCCCAGTCACGGCCCTCTGTTTCCATAGTGTCTACAGCCTTGCGTTTGTAGTCTTTTGGATTTGTGTGTTCTTTAACAACAAGTGCCAGTCCACGATCTGCATTATAATTTGCAGAATCTTCGTCAAGTTCCTCAACGAATCTAATTTTTGCAGACTGTCCATCGGCAAGTTTTAACCATCTTACCTTTGGAGAGTTTTCATCATATTTTGGCTTGTCAACTAGGGCGTTAATATTCTTTAGTCCCTTTACAATAGTCATATTATTTTTTCTCCTTTTTGTCTTATCTATCTTAACATACTGGTGATAGAATTGTCAAACTGAAACTCCAGTTTTTTAATTGCATCATCATCCATGTCGCCTATATCTTTATATTTTTTATCTATATACACAGAAGTAACAACAGGTCCAAGTCTTTGAACTAACTTATCTCTCATTATTATTCCTGCATCATCGTTATCTGCAATTAAAACAATACTATTAAAATACTTTTCTAATAGTTTTATTTGTGCTGCAGAAACATTAGCACCCAGCGTAGCAACCGCAGGGAATCCTACTTGATCTAACCTAATTGCATCAAAAGAAGACTCTACTACATAGACAATGCTTGAAGTCTTTATTCTGTGTAAATTAAACAAAGTCTTACCTTTTGGCAAACCAGGAGTATTCTTAAATTCTTTACCCTCAACCGTTCTGCCAACAAATCCGATACACATACCATCTGGAGAGTGTACTGGAATTGTAACTGAGTCTTGCTTTTCTGAATAGCCAAGATTAAATTTTATTACTGAGTCTTTAGTTATTTTTCTACCTTCGTAATATCTAATCGCTCTTGGAGATTCTAATGCCTGGTTGTTTAATCTTTTAATTAGTAATTCGTCATATTGGACAAACTCTGGTTTATCTACCAACGCTTTGTTTACTGATGTCTCAATGCTAGTTTCTTGTTCTTTACTTTTAATATATCTTATTGCTTCAAAGTATGTTCTATTAGAGATATACATTACAAACTCAACAAGAGTTTTTGTGGTTTGGCATCCAAAACAAAAAAACAATCCGTGTTCTTTTGATACTTCACCAGCAGGAGTTCTATTGTTGTTGTGATATGGACAAAATATAATATAGTCTGTTCCATACTCAGCCTCAATATCAATACCAGCACCAGTTAGCACACGATTAACTTGTTCTGCTGTATAAGAATCTTTAACCATTCTTATCCTCATAATCTTTGTAACGATAGTATCCTCTATCAAAATCTACCTGAACTAAAAAGTCTCCCATGAAACCATTTCTATTTTTTCTAAATACGCATTCAATAATATCACTATTCGTAGCACGACCTAAAGCCATTACCCAGTCAGCATCATAAGCAATTTGTCTTGACCAAGCGGTTTGTCCCAAAGTTGGCGGGGTAGAAAGATCCTTAACATCATCTGGAGTAGCAGATGAAATAGCAATAATAGGAACCTCTTCGCTAATAGACATAAGTTTAAGTTCTCGTGAAAGGTTTTTCATACGTACCGTCTCGCTGTCAGCCTTTTGATTTGGTGACATTAACTGTAAATAGTCAACTACAACAAAATCTGGTTTATATTGATCAATCTTTCCACGTATAACTGAAGGAGTTAAATCGCCACCATTGTCATTAGAGATAATGTGAAACTCTGGCTTACCTTGTAACTTATCTGCATGCCACTTTTTAAGCATATCAATTTCTACTTCGCCATTGCTGAGTTTGCGATGAGACCATAAACCTTCCCCCATAATTGCAAATACACGGTTACGAACTTCTGTCTCAGACATTTCAAGACTTATGATAAGTGGGCTACGACCCTGTTTCCAAGCCTGTACAGCAAAATACAGAGCCAACCAAGACTTTCCAATACCTGGGTATGCAAGAAAGACTCCTAGTTGTCCTGGCATGATTCCAGAAGGTAAGTAGTTATCAAACCCTGGCAAACCTGTTTTAATTCCAATGTGACCTAGGCTTTGCATTTTTTTTACATTCTCAAAGTATGCAATTGCTGACTCAAGATCTGTTACTTCAATGTCTCTTATTGCAGCAGTATTCTTTTTTAGTTCTGATGTTTTTGTAATAATATGTTCAAGAGCCTTTGGTCCATTACCGCCTTGAACTTCAGTTGCTGCATTACGTAAGATGTCTTTAAGACTATCATTTAAATATTCGGTTTGTAATTCTTCAAGGTGATGTTTTGTTGCACCAACATCTTCTACTGGTACAAAGTCTCTAAATTTTTCTACAACTAACGATACTGGTGGAACTGATTGATTATTTTCTGAGTATAGTCTGATAAAGTCCCAGACGTCGTTATGAGTTCTTAGAAGATTATCAACATTTGCTTGTAGTAGTACGTGGATTTGTTTATCGTTTAGTACTGCGGTGATTAACTTCGCTTCTGTATTATTCACTAATCCACTTCCTTGCTAATTTTCTTCGCTCTTCTCGGTCTTTAATATCTTGCTCTACTTCTAGTTTTGCTTCCAATATTTTCTGTGCATTGTATGCAAAGTAACTCCAAGTAGGGGAAAGAGAAATATTAAAATAGTAATCCAATAAATCATAACAAACCCCTATTCCATAAGATTCAACAAGAGCGTCTGCAGCCCATTGCTCAACATTAAGATTCATGTTACTTTTGGCTTCATATCTTTGTAGATGTAATTTATTATACCTACTTAGCAAAGCCATACGGTCTTTGCGTTCTGCCACTATTCGCTTTTAAATTCTTTTGCTTCGTTGCTTTTTTCAATTAGTTTGTTTTCAACAAACTTGTATACACGCTCAAATGCTTGGTCTGTGTTTTCATCATCACGCTTATAGTCAACAATACCAAGATCAAATCTTACTGATTGGAAATTGCCTAGATTATGTGTGTATCCTAGTGTTACTGATACCTTTGTGTTTTTATTTTCTTCCATACCCCACCATTTCTATTTTTAAATATTCTCTGCCCAAACAGGAATAAATCTACCATCTTCTGTCTTCGTATATGTAAGTATACCGTCACCCATTCGCCTTGTCAATTCTTGGCTTGTAGGCGTCATATTATTTGTTATAAGCCCATCTTTTCTTGGTTGTCCTATATGTATAGTAGCCAGTATAGCACGGATGTCCCTTACCGTGCTTTCTGAATAATAAGATCTAATTTGCCAACCTCTTTGTCCATTTAGCCTTGCACCAATTGGTTTTGGTATCATTCCAGTTTTCATTAATTTCGGCATATACTTTCTATGACGATTAATTAATTTAGCAGTCTCAGCAACGGTGTATGCACGTTCTCTATTTTTTCTAAAATCAGAGCGCAAACAAGTTTCAATTCTATCTTTAGTAATATTATAAACAGAAACCATTCCAGTAGATCTTGAACTATGATGTAGCCTTACCAAGTCCCCATTAAGAAACCATATTTTTTTATTACCTTTTATTACAGTTTCGTTATTGTATTCTTGGCTCTCAATATTTCCTTTGCTAGTAGCCATCTACCTTCTTCACTTTCTGTTGGAGGATGAAAAAATGTTCTTAGTCCGCATCCCATACAATATGTTTCCATATGTTGAGCACTGCTGTACTGTCTATCAACAAAGATTCTACCCTTGCATTTTTTGCAAGAAATCATTAATTATTTCCTTAGTTTGGAATTCCAACAATAACTAGATGAACTGATAAAGATAAGTCGCCAGAAGCCCCAAACCTTACAACACCCTCCACTCTTGTTTCTGTAACACTCTTTAGAACAATATTTACATTTTGTCCTGCTGGTGTTTGCCCAGTGTTAACTGGTGTTGCTGATACTATTGGTGGATATTTAAAGTCTTTAAAGTCATAAGTGAACGTTCTTTCGTTACCCGCTGAAACTGTTGAGTTGTTTGCAACTTCAACCAAACCGCCCACGATTCTTGTATTAGAAGTTTGCACCTCTGCTTTACCTGCACTTGCTGTATCAATAATTGTTTTACTTGTCTGCTTAGAAGCAACGTTTGTAGAAAGATCGTTTACCGCCTCAATTAATTGATATAAATATGTAACATCAAGAGGTTGCCCTCTTTCTGGTAATGGTACTTTTGCCATTGTCTCTCCTATCTATATTCTTTTTTAAACCAAAATTGTCGTTTGTAAGAATTAAAGAACAAAGTTTTTACCCTTTTAGTTATCTTTTCTTGCTCTATTCGCTCTTTATCAGAGCCTATTTTGTGTTCCCAGGACTCTCGCTTAAATGGTATTACCTGAGCCATTGGAGTTCCTGCTGGGATTATGCCTTCCCATTTAGTATCGTTCAATACAAACGGAAAATTAACTGGGGCTTTATATTGGTCAGTATCTACTATTCCATCAAGGATAGTAAAGACAGATTCCCTGTGCATTGGTTGTGTAAATAAAACTGAGTATCCAGGTGGAGTAGTAATTGCATAAGGATTATTCCACTTAGGATATGGCGCTTCATTTCTTTTTGGATGTAGTGGGGCTTGTTCTATTGGATGAAAAGAAATAGCATTTTGGTCTGACCAAGTATAAAAAGGTAAATCATCTGTTCTTGATACTTGGATATCTACTTGAGTATAAAGAATATATCCAGCAGTTATAGCATCAAATATAGGTATACATTTTTTTATACTATGCGAAGTAGTTCCATCATTAAAAATTTTTTTACCTTGGCTACCAACATACTCTGGAGTATTTCTATACCAGTCTGGCACCTCTTTTACTCCTGGTTTAGGTGGAAAAAAATCCAACCCAAGCACATTGGTGAATGTTATTATTTTACTCATATTTCCTCATAATTCATTATACCAAAGAAACTAGGCCAGAGTTATATATTTGTAAATTGGCACTTAACGTTTTTTCAGATGATTCAACTTGAATAATTACACGTACATTTGTAGTTCCAGTCTTAATAAATTGATATGAGTGAATCGGTGTTGTGCCATGGTAGGTCGCTGTTGCCCCATCAAATCCAACAAAAACATCATACTTTGGTCTATTTAATTCATCTCCCCACACTGCACTGATAACTGATGCTGAAACTTGTACTGCTCCAGCAACACTTATAATTGAGTTGTCTAATACAAGATTTATTGGAGACCATTGAGACGTTCTGTTTTTATCTTCAGAAACAATCCTATATCTAAAAACGTATCCAACTTTATTATGATCTAGTGCTGGCAAAGATGCTTTTTTAATTATAACTTTTTTAATTCCTGCATCAGCCATTATGAATTGTTTCCGCTAGAAAGATCTACTGAAAATCTAAATTCAACATAGTTACTGGTATTAGGACTCTTAACTATTGTTGCTGCACCTGCAGTTTGAATTACTGAATACCCTGTTAGTCCATAAAGTGGATTTACTGTAGCGACATTTTCTAATTTTAAGGCATCTAGGGCTACATAATAGTTTCCAGATGGATTGACTCCATCAATAACGCATGCATACACTTTAACTACAGAAACAGCATTCCAGTCAAATCCAGATGTTCTGTATAGTTGTTGAAGTTGTTTTTTTACAACAAAATATCTTTCTGTAGCAAAATCATATTGTCCGCCACTGCTATCATCAGCAACTTCTGCTTCAAGCCTTGCAAACTCTGTTCCGCTTGTATTTTCAAATGAAACTAAAACTCTGGCTCTTTCTGGTTGAGTCCCAGCGCCGTATGTTCCATCTCTGTTTACTATTGAGAATGCTAGTCTTAATTCATCTGTTGGAGAGTTCTTTGTAAAATCAACTGTTGTTCCGCTTAATCTAATATAGTTTGATCCCGCTCCGATTGCAAAAGTATCTTGTGTTGGACCACTATCAGATTCAATGTCAAGATCAGATTCATTGCCTTTTATCATGATTATATTATTTAAAAATCTTGGTCTTTCGTATCTTGCAACTCTTGGTGATTTAAAAAATATTGGATTGTCTGCGCTTGTTTGAAATACTGGATCTGTTACAGCAATAACGTTGTCATAGTTTGGAGCATCCAATGCAGCAGATTCTGTATCAATTGCTACTGCTGATGCCGCTGTTACATATTGCCAGTTTTCTGTTTGTGTAAATGCAAATACTGTTTTACTGTCATATGCTCCTGCAGATGGATTAGATCCTGCAGAGTATATTCCAATTTCAGATATTTCATATCTTTCTTCTGTTGGGAGTTCTGCTGTTAGAACAATTTTGTCTACACCGTCTTCGTTTACGAAACCTCTAGAAGATATTGGAACACGAAACATCTCAAAA